GAAAGAGTTTAATTCTCAGATGCCAGTGTCAATTGAATATAATATTAATTTTGAATGAAATCACCTTTTTACTTCATTGTAAAACCTTACAATGGAAAAAGGTATGACAACACAAAACGAATTGGCAATATTGATTTTATTGTAAGCAGTTCAAAAGAAGATCATACCGTTTCTAACAGGTATGCTATTGTTCAAGAAGTTCCAATAAACTATAAAGGTGATGTTAAAATAGGTGACACCTTGCTTGTTCATCACAATGTTTTCAAATACTATAATGACATGAAAGGGCGTGAAAAAAGTGGTAAAAGCTTTTTTAAAGACGACCTTTTTTTTATTGATGTGGATCAGTTTTATATGTACAAACATGATGATGTTTGGAAGTGTCATTCAAAGTATTGTATGATTAAGCCAATACCTAAAAAAAATCATTATATTAAAACTCATCAAGAAGAAGAACCTTTAACAGGTATTATAAAATATTCAAACAATGAGCTTAAAAATAAAGGATTAAGTGTGGGTGATTTAATATCTTTTCAGCCTGACAGCGAGTATGAATACACTGTGGATGGAGAAAAATTATATAGAATGTTTACTAATAATATTACTTTAATATATGACAAATAAAGAATTAAAATTAGAAATAATAAAAGCTGGACACAGAGCTGTAACTCAACTAATTAAAGTTGCAAAAGAAGATATTATAAAGCCTGATCCTAATGATGAGCTAGCAGCAGACAGATTAAAAAATGCAGCAGCCACAAAAAAACTAGCCATATTTGATGCATTTGAAATATTAGCTAGAGTTGAATCAGAAAAGGAATTACTAGGCGAGTCCGAAAACAAAAAAAAAGATAAAACATTAAGAGGTTTTGCAGAAAGAAGATCAAAATAAACTATATCATTTACTAGAGGATGTTATTCCCAAATCTACCTTGGCAGTAAAAAATAAAGCTAAGTCGTGGAAGTATGGCTATGACGAAAAACATGACATAGTTGTTATATCTAAATCAGGTCAAATAGAAGATGTAATAAACATAAATGGACTTAGAATTGCTCTGCCTAAACCACCAAAAAATATATACAAAAGAGATAGTAAAAAAGCTAATCAATATTGGGAAAGATTTGAATATCCAAAAGAGTTGTTCAGAATTAAAAGTATATTTAATTGGCATAGCTCGCCTACTTCTTTTAAAGATCAATGGGTGGATTATATTGAAACTGAATTTGACAGAAGAGAAGAAGGTTTTTGGTTCTATTCAAATGGAGTAAAAACTTACATTACAGGATCGCATTATATGTATCTTCAATGGACAAAGATTGATGTTGGGTTTCCTAACTATCGAGAAGCTAATAGGATTTTTTATTTATATTGGGAAGCATGCAAAGCAGACAGTAGATCATTTGGAATATGTTATTTAAAAATTAGACGTTCAGGTTTTTCTTATATGGGAAGTGAAGAGTGTGCTAATATAGGAACAATATCAAAAGATGCTAGAATAGGAATTTTATCTAAAACAGGATCTGATGCAAAAAAAATGTTTACTGACAAAGTAGTTCCTATTTCAAATAACTACCCATTCTTTTTTAAGCCAGTTCAAGACGGTATGGATAAGCCAAAAACAGAATTAGCTTATAGAGTTCCAGCTTCAAAGATTACAAAAAAGAATATGTATACTGAGGAAGTTGATTTAGTGGAGGGATTAGATACAACTATTGATTGGAAAAATACTGGTGATAATAGCTATGATGGAGAAAAATTAAAATTATTAGTACATGATGAGTCTGGTAAATGGGAAAGACCTAATAACATTTTAAATAACTGGAGAGTAACTAAAACTTGTTTAAGGTTAGGTAGTAAAGTAATTGGTAAATGTATGATGGGTAGTACATCAAACTCATTAGAAAAGGGAGGTGATAGTTTTAAAAAATTATTTTACGATTCAGATATAAGTAATAGAAATGCGAATGGTCAAACTAAAAGTGGGTTATATTCACTTTTTATTCCTATGGAATGGAATATGGAAGGATTTATAGACATATATGGAGCTCCAGTTTTTCATAATCCTAAAGAAAAGACAATAGATGTTTATGGGGATTACACAAGGCGCTGTAGATTATTGGGAAAACGAAGTGGAGTCTTTAAAAAATGATCCTGACGCACTTAATGAATTTTATCGTCAATTCCCAAGATCTGAAAATCATGCATTTAGGGATGAAAGTAAACAATCATTATTTAACTTACAAAAAATATATCAGCAGATAGATTATAATGAATCTCTCATTAAAGATAAGTTTATAACAAGAGGATCTTTTTCTTGGAAGGATGGAATTAAAGATAGTCAAGTAATATTTAGCCCTAACGACAGGGGTAGATTTTATGTTACTTGGACTCCAAACAAACATCTACAAAATAAAAAAGTATTCAAACAAGGCAAGGCTTATCCAGGTAATGATCATATGGGTTCATTTGGCTGTGATAGTTATGATATATCAGGAACAGTTGGTGGTGGTGGATCTAATGGAGCTTTACATGGAATGACTAAATTTCATATGGATGAAGGACCTACAAATGAGTTTTTTTTAGAATACATAGCTAGACCACAAACAGCTGAAATATTTTTTGAAGATGTATTAATGGCTTGTGTGTTTTATGGTATGCCAATACTTATTGAAAACAACAAACCTAGATTATTGTATCATTTTAAAAATAGAGGATACAGGGGATACTCAATGAATAGACCAGATAAAATTTATAACAAACTATCAAGGTCTGAAAAAGAATTAGGTGGAATACCTAACTCTAGTGAAGATGTAAAACAAGCACACGCAGCCGCAATAGAATCTTACATAGAAAAACATGTAGGGTTAGATTTTTTAGGAACATTTAGAGATTCAGACACTATGGGTACGATGTATTTTACTAGAACCTTAAGTGACTGGGCAAGATTCAATATCAACCCCCAGGGTTTCCCAAGTCAATTTGTGTCAGACAGTGTAAAAGATAGCTTACAATTTGGGCTACAAATAGGACAAGCGATACAATATGAATGGTTTAGAAAGGACGGAGGTCAAAGTCGGTTTTATAATCAATGGGCAGACTTTCACAGACTTAGGCTTTATGCTCGAGGAGAGCAGTCAATGCACAAATATAAAAATGAACTAGCGATAGATGGAGATCTAAGCTATTTAAATTTAGATTGGACTCCCGTTCCAATAATTCCAAAATTTGTAGACATAGTTGTAAATGGAATGGCTGATAGGTTATTCAAAGTAAAAGCATACGCTCAAGACGGAATGTCTTTAGATAAAAGAAGTAAGTATCAGGAAGAGCTGGAAAAAGATATGTTGGCAAAGCCAATTATGAAACAAGTTCAGCGTGATTTTGGAGTAAATACATTTAGAATGAGTGAGGAAGAAGTTCCTGAAAGTGATGAGGAACTTGCTTTACACATGCAAATTAAATACAAGCCTGCAATAGAGATAGCCGAAGAAGAAGCTATTAATACTGTATTGGCAGAAAACAGATATAAAGAAATACAAAAACAATTATACTACGACCAAATGGTGTTAGGTATTTCTGTCTGTAAACATTCATTTAAATTAGGCTCTGGAATATCAATTGAATATGTAGATCCTGCAAATGTAGTTTATAGCTATACTGAAGATCCTACATTTAAAGATTGTTTTTATTGGGGTGAAATCAAAACCCTTCCAATAATAGAGCTTAAAAAAATAGATCCTTCTTTGACAAATGCAGATATGGATGAAATATCTAAATACAGTCAAAGCTGGTATGATTACAATAACACTGCACAATATTATAATAACAGCATGTTTAGCAAAGATAGTGCTACTTGTTTGTTCTTTAATTATAAAACCACACACACATTTACTTACAAGAAAAAAGTAAACGCTGTAGGAGCAGAAAAAGTAATTGAAAAAGATGATACATTTAATCCTTCTGAGGAAATGCAAGAGGAAGGAAAATTTAAAAAAGTTTCCAAAACTATTGATGTATGGTATGAAGGTGTGATGGTTATGGGTACTAACATTTTATTGAAATGGGAAATGGCAGAAAACATGGCTCGACCAGCTTCTGCATCTCAAGAAGTTTATCCTGAATTTATTGCTTCTGCGCCTAGAATGTATAAAGGTGTTTTAGAGTCTTTAGTAAGGAGAATGATTACGTTTGCTGACTTAATTCAAATGACTCATTTAAAATTACAACAAGTAATTAATAGAGTTGTTCCTGATGGAATTTTTATTGATGCAGATGGCTTATCAGAAGTAGATTTAGGTACTGGGCAAACTTATAATCCAGAAGATGCACTAAGAATGTTTTTTCAAACTGGTAGTGTTATAGGTAGAAGCTATACTCAAGATGGAGATTTTAATCAGTCAAGAGTTCCTATTCAGCAATTAAATGCTAGTTCAGGACAAGGTAAAATTCAAAGTTTAGTAGGAACATATAATCACTATATGTCTATGTTGCGTGACGTAACTGGCTTAAATGAAGCTAGAGATGGAACAAGACCTGACACTTATGCTTTGGTTGGCAAAAATTAGCAGCCTTGAGTAGTAATACAGCGACAAGACACATATTAGATGCAGGAATATCTTTGACAGAAAGATTATGTACGGCTTTATCAAGTAGGATTGCTGACTTAATAGAGTACTCTGACTTTAGAGAAGAATTTGTAAATCAAGTTGGAAAATTTAATGTAGGTATTTTAGAAGAAATATCTCAATTGTATTTAAGTGACTTTGGAATATTTATCGAAGTTACTCCAGATGAAGAACAAGAAAAACTATTAGAACAGAATATTCAAATGGCACTATCTAAAAATGATATTAATTTAGAAGATGCTATTGATATAAGAGAGATTAGAAATTTAAAGCTAGCTAATCAAATGTTGAAGGTTAGAAGAAAAGCTAAGTCTGATCAAGATCAACAAGCTAAAGCAGCAGCTGCACAACAACAATCACAAATTAATATGCAATCTCAACAAATGGCTGCTCAGACTGCAATGCAAAAACTTCAAATGGAAACTCAAGCTGCAATGCAAATTGAACAAGGAAAAGCTCAGTATGCTATAGAAAAAATGAAAGGTGAGGCAGCAATTAAATCTGAACTTATGAAGTTAGAGTTTAATCTTCAAATGCAACTTCAAGGAGTTCAACAGGAAGGTTTATTGAAGCGAGAAGAAAAAAGAGAAGAAGCTAAGGCAAGTCGTATATCACAGGCTAATACGGAACAATCAAAACTTATTGAGCAACGTAAAAATAACTTGCCTCCAGTGACGTTTGAGTCCAATGAAGATAGTTTGGACGGATTTGACTTAGCAGAATTTGAGCCTAGATAAGCTTAAATTTTGTTATAAATTATATATTAACTTTGCATAAAATAAAATAAAATGGAATTAAAAATTAAAGAAGTAACTCCTGTGGAGGAAAAATCTGTACAGGAAGTAGAAGAAAAACTACTTAAAAAACACGAAGAAGAAAATTCTGCTGCTGTTAAAGCACCAGAAACAACTGCTACGGAACCTGCTGAAAAGCAAACTGTAGAACAAAGTTCCGATGATAAGTCGGAAGTTGATAGTCCAACTATAAAAGACGAAGACGTTCTTTCATATATTAAAAATAGATATAATAAAGATATATCATCAGTGGATGATTTGTTTGCTCAACAAGAGAAAAATGATCCTCTACCTGAAGATGTGTCTAAATATTTGGATTTTAAAAAAAATACAGGAAGAGGTTTTCAAGACTTTGTAAAAGCTAATACAGATTATACAGAGTTTTCAGATGACCAAGTCCTGAAAGAATATTATTCTTTGACTGAAGAAGATCTTGATTCTGAAGACATTCAATACTTAATGGACGATAAGTTCGGATATGATGAAGAGGAAGATGATGAAAGAGATATAAAGAAAAAGAATATATCAAAGAAAAGAGAAATTTCTAAAGCTAGAAAATATCTTAAAGAATTTAGTGAATCTTATAAAGTTCCTCTTGAGTCAAGTGGGAGCTCGATTCCAGAAAAAGATCTTCAAGAATTACAGGCATATAAGGAAGCTCTCAAACAATCCGCAAGCGCCCAAGAAGCAGCTCGTAAAAAGAGCGAATACTTTTTGAAGCAAACTGATAAAGTTTTTGATTCCGAGTTCAAAGGTTTTGAGTTCAATGTAGGAGATAAAAAAATATCATACGCATATGGAGATGCTGCAGAAATGAAAGCCAAACAAGTAAATTTAGATAATTTTGTAAAAAAGTATTTAAATGATGACGGTTTGATTGGTGACGCTAAGGGATGGCATAGGGCAATGAGTGCAGCTATGAATCCTGAGAAATTTGCTCAGTATTTTTATGAGCAAGGAAAGGCAGATGCAATAGGAGATGTTTCGAAGAAAAGTAAAAACATCAACATGAATGTAAGGCAAACGCCTCAATCAATAGGCGACACAGGTTTTAAGGCTAGACCAGTTTCTGATACAAGCGGGAGAGGATTGAGAATTAGAAGTAAAAAGAAATAGTAAAAATTTAAAACTTAGAAATTATGGCAGTAGATGCAGTACCTGGGTTTGACTTGCAACCAAGTTCGGAACAGGTTTTATTACAAACAAACTACATTACCAATTTCGATTTCTTAAATCAGTATTTACCAGATACTTATGAAAAAGAATTTGAAAGATATGGTAATCGTACAGTAGCATCATTCTTAAGAATGGTAGGCGCTGAAATGCCTTCTAACTCTGACCTTATCAAATGGGCAGAGCAAGGAAGATTACATACTAAATATGTGGACGTAGTGTCTGGAGCAGCAGCTGGATCAGCAGTAGCTACTTTAACTATTAATGACGTACTTGTACCTGGTACAGGTGGAATCGCTATTAGAGTAGGACAAACAATCATGTTATCAGATAGTTCTATTGGATCAACAAACAGTAACAAAGCAATCGTTACAGCAGTTGATACAGCTTTAGGAACTGTTGATGTAGCATATTACGAAGCAGCAGGTCAGTCAATGGCAGCGGCAGTACAATGTTCATTATTTATTTATGGTTCAGAGTTCCAAAAAGGAGCTATCGGAATGTCAGGTCAGCTAGAAGCTGATGACTTCATTTTTGAAAATTCACCAATCATCATTAAAGACCGTTACGCAGTATCAGGTTCTGATATGGCTCAGATTGGATGGATCGAAGTTACAACTGAAAACGGAGCTACAGGCTTTTTATGGTACTTAAAATCAGAGCACGAAACAAGATTGAGATTTGAAGACTATCTTGAAACAGCAATGGTTGAAGCAGTACCTGCAGTAGCAGGATCAGGAGCAGCAGCAATAGCAGAAGGAATTGCTAGTGGTGTTGGTAACAAAGGATCTGAAGGTTTATTCTATGTAGTAGAAGAAAGAGGAAATGTTTGGAGTGGTGGTAACCCTACTACTTTAGCTGACTTTGATGCTATTATTCAGAGATTAGACAAGCAAGGTTCTATCGAAGAAAATGTACTTTTCGTAAACAGAGAATTTGGATTTGACATTGATGATATGTTAGCAGCTCAAAACTCATATGGTAATCCAGCTGGAACATCATATGGTCTTTTTGACAATGACGAGGAAATGGCGTTAAATTTAGGTTTCTCAGGATTCAGAAGAGGATATGACTTCTATAAAACTGACTGGAAATATCTTAACGATCCTACTATGAGAGGAGATATCGTTGGTGGAGCAATTAATGGTATATTAGTACCTGCAGGTTCAACAACTGTATACGATCAAGTATTAGGTAAAAACGCTAAGAGACCTTTCTTACACGTTAGATATAGAGCTTCAGAAACTGAAGACAGACGCTACAAAACTTGGATTACAGGTTCTGCAGGTGGAGCAGCTACATCGTCATTAGATGCGATGGAAGTTAACTTCTTATCTGAAAGAGCATTATGTACTCTAGGAGCAAACAACTTCTTTATCTTTACTAACTAAGATATAGATTATAATTATGTGATAGTTGCCCTCGTTGAATTGACGAGGGTAATTATTACTTTTAGTAAAATTTAAATTAAATAAAATGAAAAAAAATAAAAACGTATTTGTAGATAAAACCTACAGACTTACCAAAGACAAAGCTCCATTGAGCTACACAATACCTTCTCGAAATACAAAGAGAAAATCATTATTATATTTTGACGATAAAACAGGAATTAACAGATCTCTTCGTTATGCTAAAAATCAAAAAAGTATTTTTGAGGATGAGCAAGATGGAAATGTTTTGTTAGAACCAATTGTTTTTGAAGATGGATTCTTAAGAGTTCCAAAACAAAATCAAATATTACAAGAGTTTTTATCTTATCACCCAGCAAACGGAAAAGAGTTTGTGGAGGTAGATAAAGAACAAGATGCTTCAATTGAAGTAGATCAATTAGATTTAGCTTTAGATGCTCAAGTATTAGCAAAAGATCTAGACGTTGAAATGCTAGAAACTATTGCAAGAGTTGTAATAGGATTGAATATTGAAAAAATGACTTCTGCAGAATTAAAAAGAGATGTAAGGTTATTTGCTAAAAGATATCCAAATGAATTTATGGAATCCATAAATGATCCATTACTATCATTACAGAACAAGTGTTCAAAATTCTTTAGTGAAGGATTACTTGTTTTGAAAAACAAAAAAGATGTCTACTATAACTTAAAAGGAAATAAAAACAAACTATTAACTGTTCCGTATGGTGAAGATCCTTTATTTATTCTCGCATCGTTTTTACAAAGCGATGAAGGGTTAGAGGTTCTGCGAATATTGGAATCAAAACTAGATTAGTCCAGGAGGCCTCAAAAAAAGAGGCCTCTTTTTTTTTCTTATCTTTGTACAAACTAAATTTACCATGATAAATGAAGTAAGAAATACTGTGCTTTCTATTGCCAATAAAAATAATTTTGGATACATAACTCCAAATGATTTTAACTTATACGCAAGACAAGCTCAGTTAGATATATTTGAAGATTATTTTTATCAATACAATGCGTGGAATGTAAAGCAGAATGTTAGACAATCTGGTACAGGGTATGCTGATATTGTAAAAAGTCTAGAGGAAGTTTTAGATAGTTTTTCAGCGACAAGAGCTTTGTTGTATAGAGGTTCTTCTTTGTATGATTTACCAGAAAATTACTATTTAATTAATAAGATTAATTATTACAATACTGTAATTACTACAGGTAGTACAACAAATTTTGGAACTAATTTATTAGAAGACAATACTGCAACTTTTATAACTGATAATGTACAAGTTGGAAATTTAGTAAGTAATGACGAAACG